CCCAGCGTACGTTCGCGAGCCCGTTCGGCCGCGATCTCGCGATCAACCTGTTCGGCGTCATAGCCGCGCTCGGCGATGGCCTGCGTCCGGGATTTCAGCCCCGCTTCAATCGAGGCGATTTCAGCATTGGCGTCTTTGAGCGGATCGACCCAATCCCATTTCGTGGGCAGCCAATCCGCAGTGAGTAGCTGCACGCGGTTCGCCTCATAGCCGGGCAGGGCGAGAGCACCGGAGAGCACGGCCGCATCCATCCATCGCGCATAAACAGGGCGGCAGAGCTGATAGACCATGACGGAATGCTGCCAGGCTGAGACACGGCGGCGGAATTCGATCAGGGCGAGCCGTGAGTTCGAGAAGTTTCCCTTGACCATGTCATTGGCGATGTAGGGGTAGGGGATGCCAAGTGCGGCCGATATCTGTAATATGGTCCGATACTGGAATGGCTCATAAGTGCCACCGCTGTCAGCAGGCTGGCCCACGGTTACATCTTCACCCGGATCCAGCCGGACAATCTGGCCGGGGCTGATTTCCACCCCGGCAGGCATGTCATCATCATCGGCAGGGGCAAGGGGGTTCTCCGGCGCAGGCGAGGTGACAAACATTGCATACATTGCCGCGACCTTCTTCCGGTCCAGTTCAGCATCGTCGTACTGATCGAGCAGGAACAGCTTCACGATGGCGGGCGCCAGTTTCGACACACCACGTAGCTGGCCGCCCTCGACGGGGTCGATCACGTGGATGACCTCAGATGCGGGCACGCGAACAATCTCTCCCGCGAGGCCCGGATCAGTGCTGTCATTAGGATGGCGGCGGAAAAAGTGATAAGCCACGCGCCGTCCGATGCGGTCGAACTCGATGCCCTGCCGGATGGCATTGCCGTTCGCGGCGATCCCCGTCTGTTCCAGCGGCAACATCTCCGCAGGCAACATCTGCAGCTGGAGGGGGACGGTCAGCCCATCGCCTGGGCGGCGCATGCGTATCCGGAAGAACACTTCGCCTGCCAGAAACACCTCGCGCGCGGCGCGGCGCTGCAACCCGTAGAAGTCGGTCAGCCCCTCCGCATCAGCCTCGTCGGTCCAGGCAAGCCACAGACGCTGCAGCTCTTCCTTGCGCACCGCATCCCCGATTTTTGATATCGGCTTGATCCCATCGCCCACGGTATTGGCAGCCCAGCTTTCCACAGCGTTGACGGCATAGCCGTTATTGCGCACCAGCCAGCGCGCGCGGGCGGTGATATCGGGTCCGGAGGCTGCAATAAGCGCATTCACATGCGCGCGTGTGGCCTGGAACCCGCGCAGGCGACGGTGGTGCTGGCCTGCATCGAAGCCTCCGATAAAGGCACCAAGGCGCTGCCGCCAGTTCATCACAGGTCCTTCACGGCATAGGGACGCAAGATGCGCCCAGCGCCGCGTTCCAGCTTGGCGATGCGCCGTTCGATATCTCCGATCGCGGCCGCGAGTTCGGCATCTGAGCCATAGGTCACGGTCTTGCCGTCGTAGCTGACCGACCGCGTACCGCTATAGCGCGCGGCCAGCAGTGCGCTGTGGCGGGATTTGAGTTCATCGAGGGTCATGAGAGTTCCGGTTATTCCATGTATCTGGGCGTGCTGATCTTCCAGCCGCGCCGCCGGGGGCCGCTGATGCGCCCCGCTTGAGGTTCGGTCGTTTTCTCGGTCTCAGCGATTTGCGTGATGGCCGCCGTTTCCACGCCCGCTTGCTTCTCCAACTGCCGCCACATCCGCTCGTCGAAGCGGTCCGCGCCAAGGATCCACGCGGCCGCGCGTGCATAAACGCGGGTATCCAGCGCCTCATTGCGTTCGCGCAGCTTTTGCCATTCCTGGCGAGCAAAGCCGCGCTTATTGCGCACGGTGACCAGCTGTTCGCCCACGAGCTGCTTGAGCCATTCGCTATCCACCCAGTCGGGCAGGTGGATCGTGCCTGCCGGATCAGGCACACCAAGCGCACGATCTTCATTGCTGGGCCGCTCGATGCGTAGATAGCGATAGGTCTCGGCCTTGAAGGTGGCTGTGGCCACCGTCCAGAGCCGCGCGCCGCGTTTCAGTTTCCGTCCGTTCACCGTCGCATCGACGAAGGTTGGCCCTGAGACAGGCGTGGCGCGGTTGAACCCTTCCAAGCCTTTCACGGGGGCGACTTGCGCAATGCCCTGCTTGCGCGCCCAGGCATAAACAGCGGCGGACTCGTAGCCAGTGTCGATCGCCAGCTTCGCCAGTGTCATGATCGCACCGTTCTGATGCGTCCATGTCCGGCCCAGCAACGCAGTCAGCTTGTTCCAGCAGGCTGGATCATCAGGTCCGCCAGGGATGACGATGTGATCGACCAGCCAGCTTTCCAGCCCGCGGCCCCAAGCCCAGACGTCGACCTCAATCCGGTCTTTCTGGACATCCGCCCCTGCGGTCAGGAAAAGCCCGCCTGCCGGGATCTGCGCCGCGAAGGTAATGCGCCGATCCGCGAGCCGCTGCCACTCGGGTGCCTCGCCGCTCTCAACCCATGTCTCGCCTAACAGCGTGTTGCGCGCAGCGCGCAGCATCTCATCCGAGCCTTGTGCTGCCAGCCAGTCCCGCGCCACCTGCTCCCAGCTTTTCCAGCCAATCGGCGAATAAAGCGCCGAGAGGTGGAAGCCGATAGCATGCGGGTTGTCCGACACTGCTGTCGCCCGCCATTCACCACGTTCCAGCATCTGTGTCTTATGGTGCTCGGCGATGGGCTTCTCACAGGCCTCGCAATGGTATGCCGCCGTTTCCGGCTTTCCCTTTGCCCAGCGCAGCCGCTCGAATTGCAACCATTGCATTGCACTACAATGCGGACAGGGCACGAAATACCGCCGCTGGTCGCTGGCTTCGAACTCGCGCTCGATGCGGCTTAGCCCCCGGATCGTTGGGGTTGAGACCATGAACACCTTGCGCCGATGCGCAAACGTCGTGGTGCGGGCCTCGGCCAGGCTGACCGGATCGCCTTCTTCGTCGGCAGAGGCGGGATAGGCATCGACCTCATCCAGAAACACATAGCGCGCGGGCATCGACCGCAGGCCGGTTGCCGAGTTTGCCCCGGTCAGCACCAGGATCCCGCCAGGGAATTCCTTCGAAAGCATCGAATTGCCTGCATCGCGTGACCGCGCCGGCTGGACCCGTTCTTTCAGCGCGGGGCTGTCCTCAATCAGCGGATCAATACGGCCGCGCGAGGTGCGCTTGGCCATCTCAACAGTGGGTAGCACGGCCAGCATGGGCCCCGGCGCGTGTTGGATCACAAAGCCGATCCAGTTATTGCCGGCCTCTGTGGCCCCAACCTGGGCGGCCTTCATAAACGTAATCCGCTGCGCCGGATGGTTTGGCGACAGCGCATCCATGATCGCGCGCAGATACGGCGTTCGGGCCGTGCGATATTGGCCGGGTTCTGCCGAAGCCCGCGACGAAAGCTTGCGATGCGCATCCGCCCATTGCGACACCGTCAGGTCCGGATCGGGCCGTATGCCGCGGCGCCAGACACGCAGGATGTCCTCGGCGCCGTCAAAGCCGAGATCAAGGCCCTCGGTCAGCTCGCCATCGTTCAGGCTCTGATCAGCATTCCGATCACTTCCATCATTCAAGCGAGATGCGGAGGTCTGCCAGGGCGTTGAGCTGCTCTCGGACATGGGTTTCCAGCACCCTTTGCAGGATCGCAGTCTCGATCGTCACGGGCACCCCCGATACCTTCTCCATTTCTGCGGATAGTTGCGCGGCCATCAGAGCAGATACGCGGGTGGGCCAAGTGACCCAAGTATCGCGCTCCTGGCGCGCAAGACGAAACACCAGGGTTTCCGCCCGTGCGCGGTCAACCAACACGCCTTTCTTGCGCTGGATCGACAGTTGGCGCTCTTGCGCCTGATAAACGGTCAGCGCCGTGCGCGCCTTGAGATATGAGGTGCTGTCACCGGGGCTAGAGGCGCCGGGGCCAGAAGCATCGGCGTTCGCTGGTCCTGCAGAACTGCCTGCAAACCCACCGCGTGACCGCATCTGTTGATCCGGATCTGTCATCGCCACCCGGCGTGCATCGGAGGCGGCTGCATCAATCGACCCATCTGCAAACAGCACCAGCCGGCCGTTCTTACGAGCCTTCTGCACGGCTCCACGCGACAGGCCCGTGCGTTCGGCATAGGCGCGTTCTGACAGTCCTTCCATGGCGATTGGTTTGCCCTCAACTCATTGTAAATAATAAGAAATAACGATATAATTGAGTTGATTACACTTCGCGACAGAGCGACTCTGGTCTCACGCAAACACGCCTGACCGGAGACAAAACCATGACCCTTGCAGAACGCTACAACGCTGAGACCCGCCGCATCCTGCCGCACATGGCAGACAGCCTGGCAGTCGATCCCACCATCACCAGCGCCGGCGAGATCGACGACATCGTGTTTCGCCGCAGCGAATACCTCGGCGGGATGGCGATCGCCATTCTTGCCATGATCGACCAGCAAAATTGAGAGGCCTGACCATGACCGCCACCACAACCATTCGCATCGACCACGTCGCACTGCCCGACCATTTCGACCGCAGCCGCCCTGACGCCATTGCCGCGGCCATCGAGACGGCGCTACGCGAAGACGGGATTACCGCCGAAGCCTCGGACGTGATCAGCCACATCAAGATCGAACTGCCGACCAGCCAGCTTGCTGCCGCCTGCGCAGTGATGGTCGAGCTGAAGCTGATTTGACGGAGGACGGATCATGAGCACCCGCGCACAAATCGCCATCCAGACCGGGCCCAACGTATGGGCGCACGTTTACTGCCACTTCGATGGCTACCTCTCCCACATGCTGCCAGCGCTGGCCAACTGGATGCCCGAGGACATTCTGGCCGCCCGCGAAATCCGTCACGTCAGCACCGACGCGCTCGATTGCTACGCTCCGCCCCGCGCGCCGGTGATCCATCCCGAACCGCTCTGCGACTTCTGCCACACTTATGTGTTTGTTCAAGGCCGCTGGGTTGAGTGGAGGGCCGGCCGATGACCGCGCCAGCCATTCTGACCAGCGGCAACGAGGATGGCGGCTTCTTCCGCGCCATGACTGTTTGCCCTTTGCGCGACCGCCGCAGCGTTGATGTCTGGACGCTGGCCTCGACCATGATCGCAGCGGCCATCCGCGCCGCTAGCGAGGATGAGATGATCGGCATTCGCGACTTTCTGGATAGCCGGATGGGTCGCCATTTTGCCGATGACGTTGTCGGCAACATGATCGGCTGTAACATTGGGCTAGAGCCCGCCATAACGTCCACAATCCGCCGCTGGCAGGACTGGCGTATCAGCCGCCAGACCGAGCGTGAGGAGGGGATCCCCGCAGGGCTGCCCTACCTGACAGGCTGGGTTCAGCACTTCGCCGTCACCGCCGCCATGGCTGAGACTGACTGAACGCAACACCGAATTCCCCCAATCCTGACATGAGGCCCTGATGCCCCAACTCACCGATACCCAGACCCTCATTTTGACATGCGCCGCAAACCGCCGTGGCAATCTGGCGATGCCCTTGCCCGAGGGGCTGCACGGCGCTGCCGCCAAGATGTCCGTGTCTAACATGATCGCACGGGGCTGGCTCGAAGAAGTCGATGCCGACATGCGTAAAGGCGAGCCGCTGTGGCGTGAAACGGGCGACGGCCACGGCACCACGCTGGTAGTGACCGACGCAGGGATGCTGGCGGTCGGGATCGAGCCAGTGGTCGTTAAAACAATGGCAGCGGTCCGCAATCGCGCGGCCGAAAAGGCAAGTTCCAAGGCTCCGACATCGATGCCAACGCCGCGTAGCGGCACCAAGCAGGCACAGGTCATTGCGCTCCTGCGTCAGCCTGAAGGCGCCTCCATCGGTGAGATTGTCGTGTTGACGGGCTGGGCACCGCATAGCGCGCGCGGCATGATCTCTGGTGCCTTGGGTAAGAAATTAGGCTTGGTGGTAACTTCGGCAAAGCAGGCTGACCGAGGGCGGGTTTACCGGATCGATCAGCCAGCAACCTGAGCCGATGTGACGGCGTGTCAGTCCAGCAGGCGATAGTGCACTTCGGTTGGTTCACATGCAGCGCCGTTAATCGGGATGAGATCTTGTGGACACGCGGACATGACCACGATGCAATCGATCATGGCACGCAAGATCACATGATCTCCTGGCTTACTGAGTGGCTCTCCCCATGTGATTTTGCCATCAGCGCCGACGGGAATGTTCATCCATAAGTTCAAAGGTGCTGGGCAATCAGTTGCCCGTTGATCAATCTGTGCCAGTGCTGCGTGCAGATTGTCGGTGCAATTGTTATGGTATTGCATGCAGCCAAGTGCGGCATAGCGGTGGACATCGCAGGCAGCGATCACTGTGTCATGGCGCCCTGGCGATGTGTCCTCTTCCATGATCAAAATGGGCCGCCGACGATTTGTTGTCAGCCCATCGCCCTTAGCGGGGAAGATACCTTGCAACGTGGCATGCAGATGTTCCATCGACATGAACTCGGACATGTCATGGGCATTAAAGCACCACGTATCAACAACCTGCTGGCCATGGGTGTTGATGATCTGGATTGCCTGCCCTTTTGACAAATGCACTGCACGGCCGTGACGGGCTGGAACAACATTCAGGTCAGACACCATTTTCCGCTTCCTCTGCGCTTGGCTGCTGGACGCCAGTCAACTGGACATCGCGCGCAGCAATTTTTTAAGCTTCATTGACCCAGACAAATTGGTCAAGGCGCATCAGCGTTTGCGGTAGTCTGCGCAGCAGCCATCGCTGCGACAGTTTTGGCCGCAATTCTTCAACTTAGATTATTGCAACTCATGTCACTGTCCGAAACGTGAGGACGCCATCACGCTGCCAGCCGCTTTGCCTTGAGAGCAGAGAATGTCTTGCCAGTCTCCGTCAGCATGGCTTCCTTACCAGTGAACGACTGCCAGCGCTCGATGGCCACATCAACATAGGCCGGGTTCAACTCGACCCCGAAGCAGACGCGCCCCGTGGTCTCTGCTGCGATCAGCGTGGTACCGGATCCCATGAAGGGCTCGTAAATAGCCTGACCGGGGCTTGAGTTGTTCAGGATCGGTCGGCGCATGCATTCAACCGGCTTTTGCGTGCCGTGGACGGTCTCGGCGTCCTGATCCTTGTTTGCGATCTGCCAGAGCGTCGTCTGCTTGCGGTCGCCCGCCCAGTGACCTTTGCCTTTGGCGCGCACAGCATACCAGCAGGGCTCGTGCTGCCAGTGATAATCGCCGCGGCTCAGCACCAGCCGGTCTTTTGCCCAGATAATCTGTGAGCGGATATTGAAGCCTGTCACCGAGAGGCTTTCGGCCACGGTCGCGGCATGCAGCGCACCATGCCAGACATAAGCAACGTCACCTGGGAATAGCGACCACGCCTCGCGCCAGTCAGCGCGATCATCGTTCAGCACTTTGCCGGTGCGCTTGGTTGCAGCGGCACCTGCCTTATTACGCCACCCGGGATCATACTCGACGCCGTAGGGCGGATCGGTGACCATCAGCTGCGGCTTCACATCGCCAAGAAGCCGTCCGACCACATCGGCAGAGGTGCTGTCGCCGCAGATCAAACGGTGGGCACCCAACTGCCAGACATCGCCCGGAACTGATACCGGAGTTACTGGCAGCTCTGGCACATCATCCTCACCCTCGACCGCGCCATCTGTGCCCAGCGCATTGGGGTCTTTCAGCAGTGCATCCAGTTCGTCATCGCTGATCCCCAGCAGTGACAGGTCGAAATCCTCGGCCAGCAGCCCCGCGATTTCGTCGCGCAGCATCGCCTCGTCCCATTCGCCCATCTCGGTTAGCTTGTTGTCGGCGATGCGATATGCGCGGCGTTCAGCCTCATCCAGGTGGCCCAGCCTGATCACAGGCACATCGGTCAACCCCAGCAGCGTCGCTGCCAGTACCCGTCCGTGGCCCGCGATCAACTCGCCATCATCAGCCACCATGCAGGGCACCGTCCAGCCAAACTTGGCCATGCTGGCGGCAATCTTGGCCACCTGGTCGTCGCCATGCATCTTGGCATTACGCACGTAGGGGCGCAGCCTGG